TTGTGTCAGCAGAAGTAGAGGCAGTCAAGCCTGTGATTGCAATCTGAGGAGCATATGCACCATCGGCAGCACCATCAATATCAAAAAGTGATACAAACTCATCAACGTCACCACCTGTAAAACCAAGTGATGCAGTTGCATCTGTTCCAGTGTCCATAGTCGCACTGTTCACAACTTGAAGTCCAGCACCTACTACAAGAGTATTAGCTGGAACTGTGATAGCCTGAATGGTATCAGCAGTGGCAGGGTTGATACTATTAGCAGTTAAGTCAATGACATTATCTACATAGTATACGTTTCTACCTCTTTGGGAGTTGCCTGAAGAGGCTTTAAGAGCAGCTGTAATATTCGCCATAATCTAATCTCCCTTACGCTAAGTGATAAGCACAAGTAGCGATTGCTTCTGGGCGAAGTATCTTTCTACCGTACAAATGCATACCACGAACAATATCAGCAAAAGAATCAGGGTCTCTATAAGTCTCTGTCTTGTTGATTTGCTCGGCAGTAGCTATTGATGAAGAATGACCAGCAACAATTATACCGAAATCAGTAGCACTGTTTGCACCTGTATTAGATGGTCCAGTTCCGATTGCTGGTAAATTGTTTGACTGATAAACCTTGAAACCATGTAGGTTGTTTAGAATTAAACCATTCTGTAGTCCAGTACCACCAAAGTCTGCATCAAATAATCTTGAATCTTCATCCTTTAGTACTTCTATGAATACAGGGTCTAATACTAACCATCTACCATTAGTGTCAACATTCTGTTGGTCTAATAGTCTAGACATTCTAGCTATAACAGTTAATGGGTTTCTATCTCCGTTTGCAGGATTGGCAGAAGCTGCACCACCTGTTCTTGGTAAGATAGCCACAGCTTCACCTGCTGAACCTCCGAAGTCTCCTGCATCAAGTTTCATTGATGATAAGAGTTCGTCAGAACCTGCAGTTGAAACAGCAACAGTACCATTAGTAGTAGTGTTAGCTGTATCAGGTGTACCGTGTATAGCTGATTGCTTATAACCTGACATATAACCAAGTACGTCTTGGTCAAATTGGTCGGCTAATCTATAAGCTGCTCTATCTGATGCTAACTGTTGAAAGTTAATATGAGAATGAGCTTCTTCTATATCATCCACTTTAAATGCAAAGTAATTAGCTTTGTCAATTGTAAGTGAAAATTCTTCGTCATCAAGGTCTTGAGGAGTAATAGTTGTTCCTCTTGCATATTCCTTGACTGTTATTTCTGGTTCTTTGATAACCTTAACGGAATCGCCCATATTAGCAATCTCACCGAAGTAATCACTGTTAGTGATAGCTTCAACGACAGACCCCTTGCGAAATGCAAGTTGAACCTGTTTGCTGTAAATAATAGGACTAAAATTACCGTTAGGAAGATTACCATAACCAGCTGCTGCTGTAAATGCCATTTTTATCTCCTTAAACATTTATCAAATGTACACGGAATGTGTACTATAAGTTTTAGTCATTTTACTTTATAAGGACCATTCATGCGTTGAGGTTGTACGTGAGATAGCTAATCTCTTGTAGGCTCACATAATTGGGTAATCTCTAAAGTCTAGGGTAGTAGTATAACATAAGTGTCCTAGAAAGGGGTTATGTTATACCTTTAGTTACATATAGTTATACACATAAATAACCATATGTCAACATTCTTTTTAGTTTATCTTGCTGAACCTGATACATCATATATGAAATTACCAGACCTAATAGCCTCCATTATTGTATCAGCTTGCTTTTCATACTGGACAGCGGACATTTTTTGAACATCGGACTCACGTATTTTTTTACCTGATTCAGTAGTATCCACTTTTGTCTTTGAAGACTTCGTACCAATTTCCATAGCAGCACTTCTGCTACTTTGTGTTGAGTCTTTCTTACTAATGTTTCTATCTGATTTGTAGAGGTCAATAGCTCTTGCTGCTGACCTTGCATCGTTGTCGTTTTCATAAAGTGCATCCTGTACCCATTTTGGCTGTTCTTCAGCCCATTCGTGAAAGTCATCACTGTCTCTAATTGTATCAAAGTCAGGATGAAGCCTCATTAATTCTGCTTCAGCTTTCTCTTTCTTAGCTTCAACAGACATCTCATCTATCTTTTTTAGTCTAGTTTCTAATTCTGCTGATTGCTCTCTAGCTTTTTTCATAGCAATTGTTTCAACAATTTTAGCTACGTCAGGATATTCTCTTGACCATGCTTCTATGTCTTCATCAGATTTAGGTAACTTAATCTCTTTCTTAGTAGCCTTATCTAACTGCTGTTTTAACTCGTCAAGTTGTTGTTGAAATTGCTTTTCTTTTTCTTGGGTATGTCTTCGTAAGTCTCCATAACGCTTTTTAAAAGTTTTCTCTTCAGCAGAAGTCGGTTCTTCTTCACCCCTATCTTCCGCTTCCTTAGCTTTAGCTTCACCTTGTTGCTCTTTGATTAACTGCTCTAATTCTGCTTCTTCTTTTTTTATTCTTTCTTCTTGTGTGTAAGGTTTACTTACAAATGCAACTTTCTTAGGTGTTGCTTCCTTAATCATAGCGTCTGCCATTTTATTTTCTCCTTGGGGTTATCGTAGCCATTTATTGTTGGGGGATAAGTAGCCATTAATTGTGGATTACTTTTTAGAAGCTAATCCACCTCGCTTCATCCGTTTGGTTTTTTTATTTATTTTAGGTATAAAGCCACCTTTAGCAGTTGGTCCTACTCCACCTGCTCCATCTCCTGTTGAGTCTCCATCCGTATCGCTTACACCTGAATCTCCTTCATTAGATGGGTCATTTCCAACAGTGCTTTCTGATGGACCTGTGTCGGTAGGTGAAGACGGAGCTTCATCGTCTCCATATATATCACTTACTGGACCTGTCGTATATCCTCTGTCTTTAGCTTCCTTACTTTCTTTGTCATCTCCTATTTCAAATCCTTTATCTCCGTAGCTATCTGCTTTTCTTTCAGCATTAAGATTGTTCAAGAAATTTTTAGCTTTTTTATTTCCATTTTTTGCATCTTTTTCTGCCTGTTTCTCTCCACCCCAATATCCAGACTTAGAACTAGCCGCCATAGCATTACCAAAAGCATTCATATCTGTATAAGCAACATTATTATCATCATCTGTTGCTTGTCCGTTAATACTATAAGTAGCTCCTGTAGTAGGGTCTACTTGTCCTGGATTGTAACCTGGAGTAAATGCAACTGCTGAATACGCATCAAGCGATAAACCTAAGTCTTTTGCTTTATCAGCTAAACTCATACCATAGGCTTGTTGCGATAGCGTATCCATAACAGCATCTATTCCCATGACACTAGCCATAGGACCATCTACAGTTACATTACCTTGAGCATCATATCCTATACCTTGAGCAGTATCTGCTGTAAAACCAATACCTTGCAAGCCTTGAGTACTAGTACCACTTGGGCTATAAAAACTTTTTGCTCCTACTCCTATACCTCCTAATAAACCAACACCTGGCATCATAGCTCCCATAAGACCTTTTGCTCCAGCTTCTATAGCTTTACCCAACGTTGACTTTGGTGTATTCTGTTGCAGAGCATTTACTACATTGGCAGTTTTTTCAGCGGTAGATAAACTTTTATCTGTTATACCTATACCTGTCTTACCAACCATTGTAGTACCTACTCTAGAACCTGAGTCATCTCCACCATCACCTGACACTTGAGTAGTTCCTGTTTGCGTTGTCTGTGTTTTAGCTGTTTCTGTTTCTTCTTTTTCAGGGTCTACATATTTATATCCTTCTGGTATTGGATATATAGGTTGTCCATTTTTAAAGGGTATTTGCAACTTCATACCTGCGTCATTGACATATTCACGCATTTCATCATATTGACCTGGTTGCTTACCTACCAATGTTTCAAATGTAGGTGTAGTTATACCTTTGGAATCTTTAGGCGGTTGACCATAAAAAACTGGTCTATACCCACCTGTAGTCTGACCTGGTATAGTTGGAACAGTGTAAGCAGGTCTTCTTCTATTAGGTGTATAGGATGGTAAATTCTGTCCTGCAAACTGAGATGGTATTGAGGTTACCCCTGTTCCTGGATTTACAAATGTTCCTGATTGTGCTTTTACAACACCACCTTCTGCCATCTGCTGTCCTGCAATAATAGGTCTAGGCATTTCCATGCCACCAACTCTTACCATACCACCTTGATTCATTTCTTGAGTACCATTATTATACTCTTCTTCATCTTCTATGTCAAGGTCTGTTTCATCAAAAGGTAAATCATCAGGCATTGTTGCTTCATCTGAATTACCCATTTGACCCATAGCTTCCATTGCTTTTAAGCCTTGTTTAGCTTCCTGTCGTAATCTCATTAATTTTTCAAGACCTATGTATCTCACTACATCAGCAGGAAATACAAACTCTCCTTCACTTAACTGTGCAGGTATGTCATCTCTTACTTCTTCTTGATTAGAACCTGGGGGAACATCATTACCTGATACAGGGTCTATTGTACCACCTTCTTGTTTAAGACCACCGTCTTCAAACATTTCCATTTGTTTACTAATAGAAGCACCTTTAGCAGCCTTTAATCTTTTTGGTCTAATACCTTCTTTTACTTCTTCTTCTTTAATCTGTTCAAAAACTTTTTTTACTTCTTCATCTCGGACTACAGGTAGGGCTTCTAATTCGCCTTTAGTGTCTCTTTTTGCATCTATTTCTTTTCTTTCTTGCAAACCCATTTTTATTCTGTATGCTCTTTTAACATCATCATCTGAATTAAAATCATTATTAGGATGTCTAGGGTCTTGCTCGTGATACATACCTTCTTTTTTACGGTATTCTTCTAGCTCTCTAAAACCCATCATTCTAAATTCATCATTGTCTGCCATTTACTTCATCCCTTAATAGTTTTAGTCTATTCAAAGTCGCTATTGCTCCTTGAGACCTATGTAAAGTTATTGTATCACTAGCTTGTTCTAGTATCTTATGTTGCTTACTTATCTGTAAGTCAATGTAATCATTGAAGCTGTTCAGTAGCTTGGGGTTGTTGACCAACGGCTTGAGTTGGCTGATTATTTGCTTGTCCACTTTGTTGCGGTGCTCCTGTAAATCCCGGCTCTCCTGGAGTCGGTGCGATTCCTGTTCCTATTGTTCCACCACCTGCTCCAGTGGGGTCCATTGGATTTGCTCCTGCTGGAGCTTGTCCTTGGGGTGCTGCTTGTGCCTGAAACTCTTTCATAAGTTCCGCTTGAATAGCAGCTTCATTCATATCATTAGTTACTTTATCAGGGTCTAAATCCATAGATTTTGCAATTTCTCTAATTACATATTGAAATTTAGCAAAAGGAGCAAGAGCAGGACTAGATGCAACTTGTAAGAACTGCATAAGTCTTTGACTGCGTACTTCATTAGCCATAAGACTTTCTGTTCCACGTGCCTTAACTTCTAAATCCCCACGTATTTCTGGATTAAAGTTAAACTGCATATTAAATCTAAAGAGACCTTCACCTAAAGGCTTTAACAAATAGTCATCTACGTTTTTAATAACAGTTTTGATGCTACCTGCCGCTGCATTCATAAGCATAGATATACCTGATGCTGTTCTACCTACACCTGTAACTCCTGTTTGACCATGAGAAAAAGAAGGTAACCCTGTGCTTTCGTCAGCAAGTTGTCTTGCTTTGTCAAACAGTTGTAAGTTTTCACCAGATACGTTTGGAAACTTTGTTCCAAATATTGCTTGACCTGGAGCACCTCCCTGTCTTCTAAATACTTTTCCTGGATATACAGATAAGTCTTGTCCCGGAACTAAATTCGTTTCATCTACTTCTATGAGTAAATTGCCTGACAGTACAGCGTTGTCAACAGCCATTCTCATAAAACCATTCATTAACGTCTGTGTATCATCCATATTTTCAGCTAAACCAACACCAAAGAAAGAATATGGATTAAGTTCATATGGAGCTGCCATGTATGGTATCTTAGCAGGTTTGAATGGGTTAAGAACCATTCTTATTAACTTACCATTACAAATCCAAATATTAGCTTGTAATTCGTCAAACTTTTTTAGTTCTTTTGGTATTTCTACTTCATTTTCTATAAGCATGTCAACATCACACATGCCCCAATATTCTAACACTTCAAATCTATCTATACCGTGTTCTGGAGCATAATCAGATAAGTCATCTTCCCAATACTTTTTATCGTAGGACTCTCCTTGCTGTATAACTTCATCTATTACATTACTGCGAAAATAAGGTCTTTTCTTTAAAGAACGTAGTTGTGTTCTTGACATTTTGTGTCTTTCAACTACGTACTGAGCTTCATCCATATTTGATGAATCTGGGTCAGGATAAAAATTCCAAACAGATACGTGTGATGTAGAAGGTATTGTTTTGTATACCGGACTATATTCCCCTTCCTCATCCCAATTAGGGTATTCTTTGTCTACAGCAAAAGGACCTTTCATTATACCTGTACCAAACAGTGCCATCTCAAATGCGGTACTTCTTAATTGCTTACTTGCATTAGACTCTTGTAATTGGTCCATGATTTGCTTTTCCATATTTTTGGCAGCAATCATAGCAGGACTAAAAGTAATAGATGTAGGTGTTTTACCTACCCCTTCTTCCAAGCCTTCAATGTCTTCCAACTTGTCTTTAAGAGGTCCAAGACTTTCAAGTAAATCTTTTTCAGTAGCCCCTGGAGGTAACTCTTTTCCGTCACCTTCGTAACCATACGGACTAGACATTTCTTGGCTCTGACGTAGTTCTTCAGGCATTTTTGGGTCAAAGTTGACATCTTTTGCAACACCTTCTGGTAAAACTGTTGGCTCAATGCTAATAGGAAACTTGTTACCTGCAAATAACACATCAACAATTTGTCCATAAGCTGCGAGAGTTTTGGTCTTAGTGACTTTGATAAAAACTCTTGACTTTTCTGCTTCAGTAAATTGTACATCACTTCCGTATAACCCCCTATAGTTTCTATATGACCTTAACCAACGCTCTTCATCATTATACCTATAATCCTCAGCACGTTGATATTTATCCATAACAAAATTTATAACACCGTTAACATTAACATCTGCTACTTGTGTATCTTCTACATCTTCTAATGCTATAGAATCATCTTCCATTGTTATTTCATTTTCTTCTGCCATGTTATATCCTTAATATCCAAATGTAGAGTCTGCCATTGGCATACTGCTATTAGGTTTGCCCATTGGGTCATAGTCAAATATACTAAACCTAGGTCTTGACATTATGCCGTATCTAAGGGCATCGTATAGGTGGTCTTCTGCTCTAGTGTCCACATCTTCTGGATTCTTTTTATCTAAAGGTATAGACGGTAATTGTGAAACCGTATTAGTACACGTATTAAAAAATATCAATCTTGGTTCTTCTGTAAACTCATCTACCTGTAAACGTCTGTGTATTTCATTCTTTCCTGATACACGACTACCTTTACTTCTATCTGAAGGTCTCCAACGACAACCTTTCATAATCATCTGTTCAGCCAAAGAAGGACCAGTATCGCCACGTTTATGCCAAAGAGAGCTATCCAAAACCCCA